CTTTCGGGTTACATTAGCACCGGCCCGCGTATCCGCTGGCGTCTGCTCGGCGCGTACTTCCAGATTTGGCCGGGAATGAACGCGGGGGAACTCCTTGGGTTTGAGTACCGCAGCAAGAATTGGGCAAACGCCGCAGACGGTACCTCCAAGTCCTCATTTACCGCTGATAGCGACACCTGCATCTATCCAGATCGGGTGATGGTGCTGTCCACCAAGCTCAAGTATTTTGAGGGCAAGGGCTTTGACACAACGGCTATCTACCGCGATTACCTGCAGGAATTGGAGACAGCCATCGCGCAGGATACGGCAGGGGCAAACCTCTCGTTTGCGCCGCGACCGGGTACGGTGCTGATCGGCTACGACAACATCCCTGATAGCGGCTACGGGACGGAGAGCCAGTAATGGCCGCAGCACGCAGGCTTGTTCAGCGCAACAACGCCAACGTGGCGTCCTTGCCCGCGCCTGTGGGCGGGTGGAACGCCCGCGATTCGCTTGCCAATATGGCCCCGACCGATGCCGTAACGCTGGATAACTTTTTTCCCGGCGTTGCCAGCGTGAATTTGCGAGGCGGTTATACCAAACACGCTACGGGGTTGCCGGGACAAGTAGAAAGCCTGTTTTCTTATTCGGGCGGCGCAACCAACAAATTGTTTGCGGCATCCAACACGGCGTTTTATGACGTAACGTCATCGGGCGCTGTAGGTGCGGCGGTTGTTAGTGGATTGACTAATGCCCGCTGGGAGTACGTCAACATCACGACCCCCGGCGGCAATTACATGATGTGCGTGAACGGGGTGGATAAGCCTCGTTTATACAACGGTTCCACATGGACAGCGATTGACGGGTCATCTACGCCTGCCATTACGGGCGTCACCACGACGACGCTAGATAACATCACGCTATTTAAGAACCGACTGTGGTTCATTCAGAAAGACACGCTTAAGGCGTGGTATTTGCCGACGTTGGCTGTAGGTGGCGCGGCGCAAGAACTTGACCTATCCGCAGTTGCTAGGTGGGGCGGCAGTCTTGTTGCGCTTGGCACATGGACGATTGACGCAGGCTACGGCGTTGACGACAACCTTGTGTTTATTACCAACAAGGGCGAGGTCATCGTCTATCGCGGCACCGATCCCTCTAGCGCGTCCACATGGGCGCTGATCGGCGTGTGGCAGATTGGTGCGCCGCTCACCAAGCGTTGCATGATGAAGTACGGCGGTGACCTTTTGGTGCTGACGCTTGACGGGCTGTTCCCGCTGGCCTCTGCGTTGCAGTCCTCACGCCTTGATCCCAACGTGGCGCTGTCAGACAAAATACAGGGCGCGTTTGCCACCGCAGCGCAAAACTACAAAAACAACTTTGGCTGGGGCATGGTCTACAACGCGCTCAACAATGCGTTGGTTGTCAACATTCCAGTTGGCGTGGGTTCGCAAGAACAGTTTGTGATGAATAACATCACAAAATCATGGTGTCGGTTTACCGACTGGAACGCTAACACGTTTAACATCTTAAACGATGAGCTTTACTTTGGCGGCAATCAATACGTTGCTAAAGCATGGACAACGGGCATTACAGGTTACATAGACGATACTAGCAACATATCAGGCCGTATTTTGCAGGCGTTTAATTACTTTGAAACGCGAGGTGTCAAAAAGTATTTTACCCGCGCACGGCCCGGTATCTTCAGCAATGGCCAACCCGCGATCAACATTGACATCAATGTAGACTTTGATTTGTCGCCTAGCACGGCGGCAATTGCTTATACCCCATCAACTTATGGGCTATGGGATACAGGCACATGGGATACCTCTAACTGGGGTTCGGGCGATGTGATTAACAACACTTGGCAGGGTGTAACAGGTATTGGTTACTGCGCGGGTGTGCAGTTAAACAGCAACAGTCGCAACCTTCAGATTCAATGGGCCTCTACTGACATCGTGTATCAACTCGGATGGGCTGGCATATAACAAGCGGCCCCGAAGTGGGCGAATGGGTCTGTATGCAGACTGGCGGCGGTTATCACGCCGAACGGTCAAATGCCCTTGGATTGAAGAAACATGGAGAGTTGGTTTGTGGCGTGGTGTACGAGAATTGGAACGGGCGCAGCATCGTGTGCCATATCGCGTTCCAAGATCGGCTGACCCCTGCTTACCTTGCTGCCGTGTATGACTATCCGTTCAATGTCTGTGGGGTTGACAAAATTATTGCCCCTGTGGGCAGTAAAAACGTGAAAGCCTTGAAATTAGTGCGTAAAATGGGGTTTACCGAGGAAGCGCGTATTAAAGACGCCGACACCAACGGGGACATCGTGTTTTTAACTATGACACGAGCTTCGTGTCGTTATCTGGAGCCTCGGTATGGGCAAAAGTTCACCGAAACCACCGCCAGCGCCTGACTACGCCGCAGCGGCAAGAGAGCAGGGCGCGGCCAATTTAGACGCGGCGCGGCTAACCGCCCGCATTTCTAACCCTAATATCTCCACGCCCTACGGCGGCCAGCGCGTTACGTTCGGTAAGAGCGTGTTTGACGAGGCAGGCTACAACAAGGCGATGGAAGCCTATAACAAGCAGCTTGCCGACTATGAAGCCCGTAAAGCCTCTGGCGTAATGACGGGCGGCCCCGCAGGCGGGTTCCCCGGTGGTGACTATTATGGTGATTTCCCCGGCATGGAAGGCCGTGGCGAGGGTCGCGGTGGGGCGTATCCGTTTGGTGCATTTGGCGGGGATTTTGGAGCGCCCCCTGTTGCCCCAACCCGCGAGCAGTTTACGACGCAGACCGATCAGGATACGCCCTATATTGAGCAGTACCTGTCGCCTGAACAGCAGAAGATTTTAGAAGCCCAGCAGCGCGTGGAGTTGGGTCTTGCTGGGGTAGGGGAAACCGCCCTTGGCACGGTGCAGGATGTGTTGGGCAAGCGATTTGCCCCCAACTTGCGCGACCTACAGACGACGCTTGGCGGTTACGGCGACGTGCAGGGCGCCCCCGACCTGATGGGCATGGGCCGCGCTACCGCCGACGTTCGTGCGGGCGCGATGCCAACGCTTTCTATGCGTGAGTTTGCACCGACAAACTTGCCTGCCCTTGGCCAATATGACCTGTCAGGGTTGCCGCAGGGTCAAGCGTTATCTACCGCAGGATTAGAGCAATTCCGAGGTTTAGACCTTGGGGCATTGCCGGAACTGCGAACGTCTGTATCGCCTCTGCAACAACAGACAGAACTGAATCTTGCAGGCGTTCCCGGCGTCAGTTACACGCCTAACCTTGGAATGTACGGCCTTTCCCGAGGTTTTATTCCTGAAGAACGATTGCAACGTGGGTTTGATACGAGCGAACTTGCCGCGATGCCGGTATCAGCGGGTACGACGGGGCAGCAGGCCATCTTGGCCCGCACCCTCCCGCAGATACAAGAACAGCGGCAGATGCTGGAAACACAGCTTGCAAACCAAGGCATCCCGCGTGGTTCGGAAGCCTATAACCGCGCTATCCGCGAACAGCAGCAGCAGGAAAACGATGCGATCCAGCAGGCTGCGCTGCAGGGTCTGCAGTTGGATATGGCTGCTCGGCAGCAGGGTTTCCAAGAAGCGCAGGCCGCCGCGCAATTTGCCAATCAGGCCGCCCTCGGTCAGTTCGGCATGGGGACGCAAGCGGTGCAAACCGCGCTTGGCGCAGAGGCTGCCCGCAACGCCGCACAGGAACAAGACTTCCGACAGCGTGTCGCGGCAGGCCAGTTCGGCAACGAAGCGCGGCAGGCTTTGTTCAGAGGCGATGTAACGAGCGCAGAACTTGCTAACGCCGCAAGAGGTCAGGCGCTTGGTGAGCAGCAAGCCGCTGCAGACCTTGCCGCACGCACTCGCAGTCAGCAGTTTGGCGAACAGCAGGCAATACAAGACCAGATTGCACGGCTCCGCGCACAGGGGCTGTCAGAGCAAGAGGCGCGGATCGCCCTTGCGGGACAGCAGCGCAGTCAGTTGTTTGGCGAGCAGCGTGATGTGGCTCAGATTGCTAACGCTAACGCGCTGGAGGCTTA